CTCTATAATTGGTATGATCGACGAGGAATAACATGAACTGGAATCTTAGATACGCTAACGATAAAGAACTAAGCATTGATGCTGACTTTACTCCTGATGAAAGCTTTGAAGGCATTGCTGAAATGACAAAGAAAATGCGTCAATATGAATCTCTTCCAAATTGTCCTTCTTGTGAAGGAACTGGTAAATATGTTCGAACAATACTGCATGGGCGTGATTGTATTAATTGCAATGGAACAGGTAAAATAACTGATCCTTGCGTTAATTGCTTAGGACGTGGTTGTAAAGAATGTAACCAACAGGGCACTCGCGAAGCCAACGATGACTATTGGAAAGATCTGATGGACGAATAATGAACTGGAAAGCTAGATACGCTACTGATAAAAATACCCGTAAGTGGATACCATGGGAGCCTCTGTCTTCAATTGATTGGAATGAGTGGTCTTCACACAAACTCCCTACTGTACCACAGGGCAAAAAAGTTACTGGATTTTCTGGTGAAATAAATACCGACTTCTTCTTTGATGGTGGTACAACTGGTGGTAGTAACTACACACTTGGAAGTGATGGTAGTTATACTAAAACCTTATCACCTAAAGCACAAGAGACTTATAAGACTACTCGTCCCGATAGCTATAAAAATCTAGACACACAAGGACGCTATACTGAAAATTGGGAGAATACAGTATTTATTGACCCACGTCATAGTGGGATAGGACATTTTATAAAACACAATCAACCTGCTGCTGAAAAACAATCAGATGGTAGTTTTAGATATAAAGCACATGGATTAATAAAAGGTATGCCAGAAGAACATATAATTAGCCGTGACTCTACAAGTCCCGAAGCAGCATTTGGTACTTACTATATTCCCAAAAATCATATTAGTACTACACCATTCGTAGGTGCTATACCATTTCAACATGGAAGAGTAACATTTGCTGATGGTAGTACTAAGAATTCACAACATAAGGGAAATGCTGTAGGTGAGGTGAAATATCAATGAACTGGAATACTAGATACGCAACAGAACACTATGGCAAATGCTGGAAGGGTTATCACCAGTGTGGCATGAAGAAGAAGAATGGTCGTGAAGTACCCAACTGCGTTCCCGATGATGAAGACGAATAAGCTATATTACGATCTCATTAAAGAATTATAAAAATTCGGGATAGATATATGCAAGCCGCGCCGCCCCTCCCGAATTATGGCTTTTGTCATATATGTAAAAGTTATGAATTGTTGACTAAGTAAGTATGGAATCCAAGTCACCAAAAATTATTGAATGGCCGGGCTTACAACACATTGAAGATAACCCCGATTTATATTTAGATATGCTATTAAAAGACATAGTATTTGTCTTTAGGAACGCCAACCTTGACATAGACGAACAATACGAACTTCATCGTACCCTTGGAAAAATATTTAATGGTTTCCCTAACAAGACAGAGGGTGGCCGCGATGAATATATAGAAGATCATGCACGCTTGAATAAAGGTGCTGGCGATGATACTGGTGATGACATACGAGTACCGTGGCACCAAGAACATTTTAATTATACTAATAGTATTATATATGGTAATTGGAATAATGAGATCTTTAATATTGATAAAAAAAATGGTAAGACGTATTTTTATGATATGTGCAAATTCTATAAGACGCTTCCCGATGACACCAAAGAGTTTTTAAAGAAGTGCATTGCAGATGCTGGTGGGTCTGATCCTGCTATCAACGATTACGCATTGGTCAATTATCATTGGATAACTAATGAGCCTGTATTGCGTATGCCATTCTGGGGTAAGTATAAACTTAATAATTATGATGGGAGACCATCAACAAAAATGGAGCAAACAAAGTTCACTACAATAATGAATGATATCCTTAGCTTTGTTACAAAAGATGAAAAGAATAGAATCGTTCACGAATGGCAACAGGGTGACCTTGTTGTCTCTGATCTGTATAAGTGTGCTCATGCAGTAACTGGTGGATTTGATTCAAAGGATCGTAAGTTTATAGGTATGTTTGGTCATGCCATGCCTAGTAAAGCACAATAACAATGATATCAGTAAAACCAAACTTTCTAAGTACAGAAGAGATAAGTACAGTTCTTAATTATATTGAGAATGAAGCCCCACTTGGCTGGCACACAATACCTGACGACGAAAATAAAAGACCTGATGATAGTTTCTGGGATAATCGTATTATTGATGTGAATCATTTAGACATTGATAACCCTAAAGAAAAAATAGTTATAGAATTACTCGTAAATTTACGTAAACGTATTATTAAACATATTATTGAGACCCAAGGTTTTACAGAACCAATATACGGTGATTCATTGTTTATCGTTAGGTGGTTTGAAGGCGATTACCAAATTGTCCATGCAGATGGTGAATATGATCCAGATAGTGAATACGTTACACCAGGGGAAGAGTACCCATTCCCACATCGTATCTATTCATCTCTTTGTTTTTTAAACAATGATTTTGACGGTGGAGAAATATATTTCCCTAAAAAAGATATTGAAATAAAACCAGAACCAGGAACAATGGTTGCCTACCCAGGCACTCATGATTATTCACATAGCTTTGGTACTGTTAATAATGGTATTAAGTATACAATCGTATCTTACTACACTAAAGACAAAGACAAAACTGATAGGTGGCCCGAATAATGATAGATGATTTCGTTGCCTATGAAATGACCAAAGGGTTTGCCAGTGTAGATCCATTAAATGTAAAAAGAGAATGGATGGATGAAACAGCTGACTTACATGCTTATAGATGTTTCCCAATAAGCCTTGCTAATGGTTTAGGTTGGGGTATCTCTTTCCCTGAAGATATTACTTTTATTTGGGATGGCATAGTTGATACAACACCAGACCATGTTAAGATTTTAACTGGAGAAAAGTATGTCAATCCAAACAGAGGCAATGCAACAATAAGTTTTAACACTGGGATCATTTTTAAAACACCACAGGATTATAGTCTTTTGGCTATGCCAGTACCTAATCAACACATAGCTGGCGTATCTCCATTTACAACATTAATTAGTACTTCTTTTTACAATAGTAGTTTACCATGCGCTTGGAGAATTACAGAAGCTAATAAAGAAATAACTATTAAAGCAGGGACTCCAGTCATGGCAGTCATCCCAATATCTTTAACTAATCTACAGAATACAGAATTGCATATCAAAAATTATAATGAAGTGCCAATCTCATATCATCAAGATTATATAGGTTACCATGAAGTAATAGGTCACATTAATAAATCTGGTAAGTTCTCAGACTTTTATAGAAATGCTGTAAACCATGAAGGTAAAAAAGTTGGTGAACACGAAGTTAAACTAATAAGACTGAAAGTTATTAAAGGTGAGTAACATGGAAGAAAATATTGTAAATAAAAATGAAAATCAAAGTGAGTTTGTATCACTTATACCATCTGGATACTTTGGCGATTCATCAGATAACATTGTAGAAGTATCAGACTTTCTTACGCCAGAAGAACAAGAAAAACTTAGAAACTTTGCCGTCAACAACACAGTCTGGGATGTTACCGAAAGCAAAAAGAATGAAAATGGAACGGTAATTTATGATGCAGATTATTGGGCAGATAGAGTTGCAACGCACGCTTCTTTACAAAAAGTAGATCCAACAATTTTGCCTTTGATTCAAGACATGCAACAAAGACTTAAAGTTAAAGTAGATAAGTTCTTTAATGTAAATGTTAGAGCAACGGGCCCTGCAGTTGTTAAATGGCCAGTGGGTACTCATCAAACTCCACATGCTGATAAAGAATTACATGAAGGACCAGATGCTGGTAAGCCAAACGCTTTCCCATACTATGACATAGCATCAATCTTTTATTTCAATGATGATTACGAGGGTGGAGAATTATACTTCCCAGCCCAAAATGTAAAAATTAAACCAAAAGCAGGATCTGCATACTTTTTCCCAGGTGACATGAATTATGTTCATGGAGTAACAACAGTAACTTCTGGACTTAGATTTACTTGTCCATTTTTTTGGACAGTAATAGAAAACTACAATACTAAATAGGACTATATGGATAAGCAAATATTACACGAAAAAATTTATTATTACGAAAATGTAATACCAGATTTTGATAAATTCAAAGAAGCATTAGAAAAAGCAGATGGTTGGGAAGCATGGAACTCATGCGCTGAACCAATTACTTTTTATGGAGAAGAGCAAATGTTATTCCTAGACAGTGATAATGAAAATTTGTCATATCTTTATAATACACTGATAGATGCATTTTACAAGGCCAGTAAAGATTACGCGGAATCCTTAGGTGATTATGACGAACTAAAGATGCACCCATTTCTTCATATAAAGAGATACCATCCTGATTCATATATGGGTGCTCATTTTGATCAACAATATGGTGATAAAAGTTTAAAGTACTCTATGGTCATGTATCTAAATGATGATTATAAAGGTGGAGAAATTTCTTTTAAGATTGTAGATTATGATGAAGCTAAAGAAAGAGTAATTGTTCACCCACAATATCTTTATGCAAGGATAGATAAACATTTTGATGTAGGGATTAAACCAAAGGCAAATAGCATGGTCATCTTCCCATCTTCTGCTCCATACTATCACACTGCCCACACCGTTTTTAAAAGTTTTAAGTATATGGTTCCAGGCCATTGTTTACATGAAGGTATAGAACCTAATAACAATGGAATGATGTAATGGATAAAACTGTATTGTACAACAAAATTAATTATTACGAGAACGTAATACCAGATTTTGATACTTTTAATAAAATTTTAAAAAAAGTAGATACTGGTTGGGAGACATGGCATTCTTCTAGTGACAAAAATCATATTTATGGAGAGACTAGGTCATTTGATATACTTAGAATTGAAGAACTAGAAGATCCTTTGTCATTGGGATACATGTCATATATCTTTCATGCAATTAAAAATACTTTTTATAATGTTGCTAAAGACTATGCAGAATCTATAGGAGACTATGACGAACCAAGATTCTTCCCATCGTTTGATATTAAAAAATATTACACCGGAACATGCATGGGTTCTCATTTTGATCAACTACAAGGCGACACATCGCTGAGATATTCTTTTGTTTTATATTTGAATGATGAATATGAAGGCGGAGAAATTTCTTTTAAAATGGTAGACTATAAAAACGACGTTATGAAAAAACCTTGGATTGAAATAGATTATGATGAAGCTTTAGAATTAAAACAATTTGATGTAGGAATTAAACCGAAAGCAAATAGTTTAATTATTTTTCCATCTTCTGCTCCGTATTTTCATACCGCCCACCTTGTCAAAACTGGATTTAAGTATATGATTACAGGGCATTGGATACATAATGATATGAAGTTGCAAGGGTTTGCAGAAGGAGAAGAACCACAATGAAAACAGCAATAGTTACTGGAGCAAGCAGAGGTGTAGGTAGGGCAACGGTCAAGCTTCTGGAAAATAGCGGGTATAGAGTCATTGCAGCGTCCAGAGATTTAGATGCCATGAAAGATTTAGAATCTGAGAACGTTGAAGTAAATAAACTAGATGTAACAGATGAAGAATCAATTGAATCGTTTTGTAAAAAATATGAAGAAGATACAATAGATCTATTGGTTCACAATGCTGGTGGTGGTGCTGGTCCAACGTATCTAATATATGAAACTATGGAAAATTTTAGAAGGGCCTACGATATAAATGTAGGTGGCCCAATGTACATTTCTCAGTTGCTTATCCCTTCAATGATGAAATCTGATTCACCGACAATTATATTTATTTCTTCGTTGTGT